TCGGGATTGTCCCGCTCCCTCGATGCCTGGCTCGGACCATCGCTGGTGGACCGAATCGGCACGACAGGTCGTGAGAAACCTCACAACCTCTCGCGGAGAATCCGGAAAAAATTTCCAGGACTCCCCAAGGATGTGTGCGATAAAATCGCAGCATCCGGTCTGGACTCACTTAAGCGAGTGAGTAACTGTGTAGAGGCGGTCAAAGACAACCTCTGCACATCATCGCCAGATCTTGTCCGCGGGTTTGCGGACAGTCCAGAATATAAGAAGCTTATACACTGGGCCACCTGTCTTGCTGCGCACCGCAGCGACCGGGTGACTAAGGAGTGGAAGAAGTTTTCTGCACTCCTGAAATGGATGGCGCTGAAGTCTGAGACTGCAGCACCCGAAATCCCTCAGGATTTTCCTGGGTTTCATGGCACCTGGAAGGTGCCGGAGCTTCCACCATTTTGGTGTAAGCTCGTGCCGTGGCTGGGGCCAGTCACGGTACGTGGTGTGAACACCAAAGACGAGGCAACTCGTCTCTGCCACATCACCTCCAGTAGGGGTTTCCCCGCTGGAGACCGCGTGACGAGGCAGGAGTCGCTAGTGAAGCACTCAGCGAACCTGCATCGCACGTTTCCAATCACAGAGGTGCGAGGTAAGATCCTCGAACGGCTTGCATACTTTGTAGGCAAGCTGTGTTTGGAACGGACTCGAGACAATGATCTCAAGTCCGGAGGTCATCTCTCACTGACGTCGAACGCTTCGCTCGATAGCAGTGTAAAAGATGGCGGGCGAGCACAGGAGGTTTCGGTAATGTACCGTTCCTGGGCTGCTGTCTGCCCTAACCAGGAGGTCCTTGGGACCACCTGGTTTGGCCAGCCCTACTGGGAAATCCCAGAGGTTCCGCGCTGGCAGACCATGTGCCGTTCTGAACGCACACATAAGGTCACAGACGAGGCCGGAGAGTCCGACGATCGTCTGAATTTGGATTTCGACAATTTTAAATTGAGCGATCCATTGTTCGGTCTCGACCACAAAACTGGTTTCCAGCTTTTGCAGTGGTCGATCGAAGAGGGGATCTCACAAGGCATCCTTGGAGGTTCAAAATCCTGGTCTGACCAGGATCCCCTCAGATTGACTGGAA